AGATTCAAATTCACCATTATCAATAATCGTTTGAATTACCTTTAATTCTTTTTTAAGGTTTTGTTGTCTACAGAAATTTAATGATTTGTCTTTAACAAACTCATCATTTTTTTCCAAACTTTTAATTGCTTCTAATGTGTCAATATGTGGTCGATTTGAGTCTTTATTACCACCTTCCGACATTATTTTTTGTGCAACAGTCTCATAATTTGGAACCTTATTGTATAATTTATGGAGTTCTTTAATGTTCTCCATAATAAACTTAAACGAATTGTTATCAAAATATTTGCTCTCTAACACGTCAATAATAACATCACCAAATTTCTTATCTTCTATAATAGATTTAATTAGTTGTTGTTGAAAGGTGTGACCTAAGTACCCAAAATTTTTCTCTTCAGACATGTTTATTTATTTATTTTTTAAAGTTGATAGTTCAAATATTTTGTTTCTAAATTTTTTGTAGACAATATGTCAGTTAATTCTGACAAAATTCTCTTCAATTTTGGACGAATATCCACCGTATACCTAACCTTTGGGTGGTAGTAATTCGCTGGAAATATTCTTGAAATAAATACATCATCATTCAACTTAATTTCAATTAAAAAGTCCTCTTTTTTATCTTCTTCACCATCTTCCACACTCTCCAAATTCAAGAAATAATTTTGATTTTCACATAGATAATCGGATGTTTTTATTTTCAAATCTTCACTAATTTCTTCTGAAATTTCTTTTATGTAATAATGTAAATCCATCGATCTTCTTGATTGAGGGATGTGGTTTTTAACGTTAAAAAATCTTTGGCAAACGATATTTCCGTCTAACGTTAACAAAAATTCGAATTTTGTGATTTCTTGTTGATTAGTCATAGTTTTTAATTTTAATTACTTTTTTTTTATTTTTTTCTTTTCTTGTTAATCTTAAGAAGGGGTTTAGGAATTCAACAAAACCGTCATCTGATTTTGGTAATAGATTAAATATTCCGTCATCCCTCATCATTCTCATTACATTTTTATATGACCTACCTTCTTGGTCTAATGACTCATTGATTAGTAAATCAATAAACTCTTTAGCTTCATCCGTTAAAAACGGTTCATCCAAACTAACTATCTTTTTATTTACCTCATAAAACTCCTCACCAAATACACCATGTTTTGTAACGCCAGTTAAAAGATTTTTGATTAACCAATTATTCTTATCTTCCTCAAAAAGAATATTAGTTTTATTTCTAATATCTTCGAGAGTTAATGGTAAATTTTTAATTTCAGGGAAAAGAGTAATTAATCTTTTAATTCCCATATTCTTAATTCCGGCAATATTATCTGATGGGTCACCACATAACATCTTAACCAAAGTCACATTTTCAATTAGAATTTCTTCATGATTGTAAACTATGGTGTCGTTTTTTTTGTATATTTTTTGATGTGAGGGATTGTAAATTTGAGTTCGTTCAGAAACCAACTGAGTTAAATCTCCGTCTCCAGAATAAATTATTTTATTTTCATTTGGTGAATTTTGTGTGTAAAACGCAATACAATCATCCGCCTCACAAAATTCAAATTCACCTTGTCTAACAAAAATTTCCTCTAAATACTGTTTTACTCGCTGCTTTTGATATTGGTAAGAATTTATTTCTTCATCACTTCTTAGTCTGGATTTTCTATTCTCTTTGTATTGAGAGTAAAATTTCCTTCTTGAGTCTGAACCATTTTCTCCATCCCAAAATACTACGATTTTATCTAAATGATACGTCTCAAATGATCTCCTAAGAGTATTAACAAAATGGTATATTGCTCCAATATGTTTTCCCTTGTAGAAATGGTTTTTGAGACCATAAAAACCAATCGTAAGTAAATTGTCTCCATCAACGAGTAAAACCGACATTTAGTATAATTTATTCGTCATCATCTGACGAGATTTCTGATTTGAATCCTAGTTCACTAACATCAGTAACTTTTTCTCCGAACAACTTACTGATATATTCTAAATTTTCTTTTGCATACTCTTGGATAGATAATTTCTCCTCCGAGGGTTCTTTCGCCTTCATAAAACCATGTGGAGTTACCATAATCTTACCATCAGCAAAACCAATACCATTAACGTGGTTCTTCATAATAGAAATTTTAGTTCTACTTGCGAAGTTTACATCACGTTTATTTCTTGTGATTTTGATTTTAGTGGTACCCGCTCCTTTTTGGTTACCAAATAAGAATACTAAAGTTGAGTTTAACCAAATCGCTTCTCCTCCTTTTGCCTTAATTTTTGGTTGACCATATGCATTGTCAGGTAATTCTACCCAAGGTTGGTTAACAATAATAAGTGAGTTTGTGTAGGGTTTATCTGTTCTTCTTGAACCTGAAATACGTTGGTTAATACCCATACCTATTTTATCAGAAAGAACCGACGCATTGTGTTGTTTACCCCCTTTTCCTTCAAAGGTCATCTTACAAGGTACTGAACCAACAGAATCCCATAGAAATAATATATCATGTGGTATTTCACCTTTTTCTTGAGCGTCTAATACGTCATTAATAAACTCAGTAATTTGTTCAATATATTCAAAATCACTATTGAAAAGGTAGAAATCATCTTCCTTATTAAAACCCATTAGGACTGCGTGATCCCAATTCCATTTTTGTTCGGTAATGATAAACACAGGTAGAATACCCTTCTTTTGTGCATCGACCGCCGCTTTTACCAATGCTGTTGTTTTACCCGTATCACTATGTCCTAAAAACATATTAATGTGACCAACTGCTGGTCCTGGTAATCCTACCGCATCTAAAAACGCGTCACCTAAATCTAAGAATCGGTCTGGTTTATATTCAGCTTCTTTTGAGAACTTTTTCTTTATTGAACTGAAATCGTTTTTTTTGATTGCCATATTTTTAAAATTTAAAGGACACCCTCTAAAATTATTTATCTTAGAGAGTGCCCATAATTAATTAGAACGGTAAATCTTCGTCTACTTCTGCATCATCCTGAGGGTCAACAACAGGTGTTGATTTTTTAGGTGTTGCAATTGTCTCTTCTGAAGATGAATCAAGTTGTGAAGATGAAATCCATTTGTTACTTTCGGTACTCCATCTTGGGTTTTCTCCGTTCGCAACCAATTCCAAATAGTCCTCACCCTTTTTAGAGTAAACGTCAGACCAAACTAAACTATCGTTAATCCATTCGTTTGATTTTTCTTCGTTTTCATGAAGTTGTCCTGGGTCTTCAGGGATAACGGAATTAATTGAGGTATACTCTTTACCTGTACCAGCTTTGGTTAAACCTAAAGATAAAATCAAGTCACGTCCTTTTGTGGTATCGGTAATATCTCCCTTATTTTTGAAAATTGGGAAGATTTTATCTAGAACACCATCACCCTTTGCGTTGTGTTTAAATCTCCAAAATTTTACACCATCTTCTTCGTGGTCTCTATCAATAACCTTAACAATATAGAATTTGCGAGAACGATATTGTCTAGCTAATTCTCTATCTGATTCCACACCCGTCTCCATTAAACTTTGATAAACTTCGTTCAATGGTGAACGTTTACCCTCTTGTTTGGGGTCATAAAGTTTCAACCATTTTCCATCAACCTGTACTTCGTGAAAATACACCTCGACAAATGGTGAACTTCCGTCTTTGGTTGGGAGAATTCTGATTCTTCTTTCTTCACCTTTAGATCCTTTTGGTAGGACTGTGGTAAAGTACTTTTTCATTCTGTCTTCTTGTGAGACTTTGTTTGAGTTGCCACTTGTGGCTTGTTTGCTGTTTTCGTACTGTTTTAGTACTGCATCAAATGTTGACATAATAGTTAAAATTTAAATTAATAAAATCATTGTTCTAAAAAGATAAACAAAAAAACCCGGATTATAAAATCCGGGTCAAAGTTTTTTAAAATATTTTTTAGTCGTTATTCTAAGGTCAAAAGGTAAGATAATTTATTAACTTCTCCAATCATTTCATCTCTAATGTTTAATAAATCGGTATCTTTTTCATCCAATTCAATTTGAACAAGAGCTTCTCTTACTGTATTAATTAAACCTTTCATGTCAATTTCCGAAAGATTACTCAATTGAACTGTCTTGGTTTCCTCATTTAAAACAAATCTACCGTATTTCCCCATTGCACTTTCCACAAATGTATCAATTAAACCGTCCATCACATCATAGAATTCTCCAAATGCTTTATGTCTGGCGTAACCTTTTGTTTGCCAATGATTAATCTTCATTTGTGTTTGTAAACCTAAAAAAAAGTTTACGTTAGAACCTAAATTCATCTTCTTGTCTTTCGGGATTAAATGTTTGTTTAATTATATCCTTAGGATATTCCTCAATTTCTTGTTTTGTTAAAACATATTCATTTTTACCACTTTGTTTCATTTCACCTTGTTTTTGTGCGAAGAACTGTTGTGGATTTTGGTTGAATGGATATGAATCTAATGACCTCATTTCTAATTTTTCTTGTGCACTTGGTTCTTTCATGTTTTCCACTTTTGAACCAAGTTCATCAATTTTTGACATTACCTGATCCATCTGTACCAATTTACTTTCTAAATCAGATAGTTTAGTGAAAACATCATCCATTTTGTTTACCACCCCATCGTATTCAGATTTGTTGTCATCCATATCTTTTTTAATACTTTTGGTCATATTAACCAAATCAGTAATATCAATTTCTTCAGTTGAATCCATTTCAGGAGCTGGAGGTGCGTCTACAGGTGCAGGTGATTCCATTCCCACAGCCGGTGGTTCTAATGATGGTTCTGCTCCCATATCTGGCGCCGGTGGTGCAGGTGGAGCTTCTTGTTCCATTATCATTTTTTTCGCGTACTTATTGATGGCATTAAATCTCATCAATTCTTCGTGTAATTTCTTTTCTAAACTCATGATTTTAATCTTGTAAAAGTTGTCTACCGTCTTCGGTAACATATTTTTTATTTATTCTTTCTACGATACCATCTTTAGACCTTATAACATAACATTCTCCTGTTGTTAAGTCACACTCTTCTCTCTCCATTCCATCGTTAGAAACACTTCTAATCTGTTTTGGATTCAAGAATTGGTCTACTGTGTTTTTTATCTTATTATTATCCATAATATTTTAGTTATAAATATAAATATCCCGTATATTATTAAGTTTCTTATTTTATCTTAAAATAGATAACATCCCCCTCAGTAATTCTCAAATCTTTCATTAATTTGTTTGATAACCCCACACCATATCCATTTATAAACGGACCAATATTAACAGGACCCGAAACATTTAACTGTTCAACTCTTCGGTCTATATCGTAAATTGGTTTAACTTCGAGTTTTTGGTTATTATTTGGGTTTAAAAATTCAGTAGATCCTGTTATAATTTTATCCGCGGTAATACTATTCGTAAATTGAAACTTTGTTGAATAAAAGTTGTGAGAATTTGATAACTCTTTTAATTCTAACCATTTTAATCCCGTTTCTCCATTTGAATTGACGTTTATGGTATTTTTTAATCTAGTTAATAATGACATGTGAGTTTCATCAGTTAATGTATAAATTTTAGATTCCATACCCATTCTAACCACTCTAGCTCTGAACCACTCACTAATCGTTCCGTTTTGTTCTTTATATTTGACTTTTTGAATATACTTTTCATTACCATAACCATTGTATGGTATACCGAACTCACTTATACCAGCGGTTTGTATTAATTCTTCACCATTTATTTTGATTTCACCCATATCGGTTACGAAGTTTCCAAATTCAGTTTTAATTGTTTGTTCCGTAGAACTTACACCCTCACTAACCTTTTTAACCATAGATCGGGCAGAATTTGTAATCTTATCTAATAAGGATTTATAACTCGATACAAATGAATCTTCGGGGTCAGGTAATGCCGCAACGGGTATTCTAGTACCTTTGAAACTTGTTTCAATATTATTATTTTTAATATTATGACTAACTTCTGTAATCCAATACGTACCTCTAAACATCGGTATGTTTTTAAGATAAAAATACATTGTTGGTTGAATCATCACATTTCCCATACATGTGACATCACAAGAGTATGAGGCTTGTCTATATAAGTCAAAAAGACTTACATCAACATTGTACGCACCCGCACCTGATTCTGAACGTGCTAAATTTTCTAAAACAACAAACGACTCTGATGTGTTTCTTAAAGTGGTTTGATCTAATGAGACTCCTTTAAAAATATTTTGATACTGGTCTCCAAAACTTACTTCGAATGCAACCACTTTGTTTGATTTATTTAATTGGTCGATATCGTATATTTCAGGTAAAGTAACAATTAAAGGATTCTTATTTCTATTTGAAATGTCGAAACTATCGTCATTGAATTTATTTACGCTTTTATCACCATCGGCAATATGCTTTGATGTTGGTCCTATGTATTGAACGATAATTTTTGGTGAGGACTCTTCATAATCCACGTCTAAAAATGTACCAAATAAATTCTCTGCTACTTTTTTAGAAGGTGTTATTTTAGCTCTATTTGATATGTTAGTACCATAAAAATTAACATACGCGGGTAATGCTCTCATATCAAATCCACTATCCTTTAATAACATGGATATGGCCGAGTATAAATTTGCTTTATTGTTTTTCGTATTAAGTAAATCAATGAATTTACTAATATTAAGATATGTTTTACTTCCAATATCTCTATTCGCCCTATCTAAGAATAAAAACTCCTCAAACAATAATCTTTGACCTAAAGAATTGCCAGCAACCCATTTATCATTAAATGATTTGAAAGTATTATAAAGCTCTACTTTAATTTGTTTATTATTGTAACCATCCACAAAGTTTATACTTGATGTGTCTCTTTCTATTTTTAAACTTGAAAATTTACCTATAAGTTGTATTAAAAATAGATTAAGTCTATTGTTCGCACCACCTGGTAATATAGTAGATTGTTTATCTAAAATATTATTTTTTAAATATTTTTTAAATTCAACTCCTGTATCTATTCCACCATTATTTTTATAACCACCATATATTAAAATTAATGGTCTGAATAAAATAACATTTTCTTCTGTAAGTGCAATATCTGAAATTTCAAAAAATCTTTGGTAAGTTACTCCTGTCACAGGATTTTCACCAACATGTAAAGTGATATATTTTGTATTACCACTCTGTATTGTATTATTATAAGAACCAAAAGATACCGTACTATTTACATAGTTGTCTAAAACGTATGAATCCAACTCCTTAGGATTACCTAAAGTTAGTTTTAAAAAACTTGTTGAATCCGCCATTTTTTTTGAAATCTCAACTAAGTTCTTAACTTGTTGGTTTGAAATTTTTATAATAGTCTGACCGATATCTCCATCATCGGTTTTCTTTTGGACTGTTACAATATCTTTTAATAACTTTTGAAAGTTATCATATTCTACATTAGGAAATTTTTTATATGTACCCTCGGTAACAACTAATTCTGAACTGAATTGTAAGAATATATCTTCAAATTCATCTAAGATTTGTGGACTAAATGTGGCAATTAAATCATAAACCTTTTCTTGATTACTTGACAATTCAAACTTGTCACCTCCGCTTTTTCTGTTATATTCGGTTGAGTTTGTAAACGTTTTACCACTGAAACTCTCGTCAATTTTTTCACTTTTCCAAATTAATCTAAAATTAAATTGTTCAGATTTTTGAAAATTAAAATTAGTTATTCCTGTTGTTCCCAAATTGATATCTGAATTATAACCATCACATGGTAATAACGTATATTTTAAATCCGTGGGGTCAAATTTTGAATTATCAACATATTGTGTCCAATAATTTAAACCATTCTCTTTAGGTCTGTATTTTAAATTAATTGAACCGTTGGTAACATTCGATTCAAAAGATGTACTACCTGAAGTCACCACAAAATGATTATACCCATTTATTATTTGATGAAAAATTGCGTCGTAATAAGGGTGAATACCAACATCTTTTACTCCCGCATGAGAAACAAATTGACCTTGTATTTGATATACATTATCACCAATATCTAAACCAGGAACATCGAAAAATTGTTGACCATCTATATTAGTTGTTGTGGTATTAGTATTTGATGTTGTAAATCCTGTTAAAATGTCTACACCGTCTAATATTTTTCTTTTATATCTATGATATATAGAACCCCATTTAACAATAAGGTGATAAGGAATAAAATGTGTCCCACCAATCTCCCTAAAAATTGAAGACATTCTAATTGGTGATTGTTTTGTGTTATTAATTTCAAATTGTATTTGATCTTTTAAATCAAGATAAGGTAAAGAATTGACCAACAAATATGCTGAACCCGCGAACTTGCCAAAAGATGTTGTCTTATT